CGCCGTCGATTCCTTCCGCACCATCAACTAAAGATTATGGTAAGGGTGGTGATAGTGTGAATTACAACATTCAATTCGGAGGTCAGACCCTATCCCTTACAGGCGATGCGAGCCAAAAGGATATGATGACCAGTCTGGTAAATCAATTAAAAGGTATAGCGAAATCCACATGAAACTTATTCGCTTAGCAACATCAGAAACCGTCCCATTAGAGGACGGTTTTATATGGTCTGATGAATTCTCATGGAAGGCCATTGAGCAAACCCAAGACTATGCGATGGATGGGACTTTAATCATTCAGGAAGGCAAAAAGAAGTCTGGTCGACCAATTACCTTGCAACCGGCAGATCCACAAATGGGCTGGATCAAGCTGCGTGAACTGCGGACTGTTTTGGAATGGTCAAAACTGCAAGATGAAAATTTCAGACTGCAGTTTGAACATCCGCATGACAGCCGGCAATTCAAAGTCAAATTTAACCACCAGGATGGGGCTTTAGAAGCCGCACCGGTAAAAGGAATTCCAGCGGTATCACTGGATGATTATTTTAATGTGACCTTGCGCTTTACGGAGTTGAACGATGGCGATTGAAACCAAGGATTTAGTAATCTACAAGTCTGAACGCTTGACTGATAACTCTGATGGCGGTGGCAAATATTCTGGTGTTGTAGTTCAGGACGGGATCAGTAATAACCTGTTTAATGATGTATCGGAAATGGATCGAACCATGGGCGATGTATCCATGCGTAAAATCTTTCCAGCTGTGACTACAGGAGACACCGACCTATTGATGGGTGCAACGGTCTTTGTATCTGAACTGCCCGCAGATCCAAACGTATCAGCACTGCTTTTTAGTACTGAAAACTGGACTGATGAACGCCAGTCTGCCCAGAACCGTGTAGAAAACTATTTAGCCAAAGGCGGGCAGATTGCCGGCACACCACTCGATACCCATTGGCAGGGCATGTCATCACTGCAGGTCGCCATGTTTCCTCAGGAGGTGGAATCTTCCGTAGGTGATACCATTGTACTGATTAGCGATGAAGGCAAAGCTTTAGAGCGTGAGCAGTACGTGCGAATCATCAAGGTTGAAACACGTACTGCCATTATGGTCATCGATGGTAAGAATATTGAGTATAAGGTGGCGACCTACTCACTTAATGATCCACTCGAAGTTGATTTTGTCGGTCTTTCAGCACGCCAGTGGTACAACGGTGAGAAATCTAAAACCATTATCCGTGACACACTTGTGGCTGATACTGGTCTGTATTATTCATCGACTGCATTGGCATCTGATGCGAACGTGGGTGAATTTACGGTCAATGCCAAAAGTATCTTTGCCCAGCTGATTCCATCCGCCCAGACTGAAACACCGATCATTGATGTGAACGCCGCCGGTGAAAGTGTGGTACTGGTCGAGGGCAATGAAGGCACGATCACGGTTAATTATCCCGGCATGAATGTTGGTGTCAGTCAAAACCTGTATATCGGTTCAGCAGTGATTCCATCAAGTATGTCTTTTGCCTTACAAGGTCAGCAGATTACCGATCAGGGCGGCTTGCTTAAAAACACTCAAGGTACACAAGTCGGCACGATTGATTACCAGCGTGGTTTGATTCAATGGACTGCCGCAGCGCCAGCTGGCACCGCAAGTTTGAATATCACATTCAAGCCAGCTGCTGCACCGAATCAGTATTATCAGAGTCATGCGATTCCAGTGACTCAGAATAACCAGAGCACTAACTGGACTGGAGTTTTAATTCCAATTCCAGCGCCAGGCGCTTTGTCAATCTCGTATATGTCACAAGGCAAGTTCTATGAGCTTAAAGATGATGGTTCAGGCCAGTTAAAGGCTGCCAGTCCATCTTTTGGTTCAGGCATGATCAATTATGAAACTGGCTCTTGGTTACTCACCACAGGTGCTTTGCCGGATGTGGATACGCCGATTCTGCTGAACTGGGGTACACCAATTGTTACTTTTGTTCGATCAAACTTGAGTGTGGAAAAAGCTGCATTTGAGTTTGATTTGGGTCGACCGGGTGTATTGCCGGGTATCACCATCAACTGGACGCTTGAGGGTGAGGCGAAAACTGCAACATCAAATGCTCAAGGTAAGTTTACTGGGGATGCCACAGGTGAAATTAACTATGCCACCGGTACTGGCAAGATTATTCCAAATAAGTTGCCACAAAAAGGCACGGTCTTTTCGGTGATCTATAACTATGGATCATCACTTGAACAGACAAAAATAGATGTTGCGCCAGATGCTAACCAAAAACTGGTCTTTAGCATAGGCACAGGATCAGCGATTCAGCCCAACAGTGTACATCTGGAAATTCCCGTACAGAGTGCTGATGGGGGAACAAAAGGTAAAGTAAATTTATCTGATATACCAGTAAACTCAACAATCGGGAATCTGATCAATGAGCGCGGGCAGATACAGGGCACTATTATTTATGCCACAGGTGCGATTGAAGTTACACCACAGCGCATGGCAAATAAATTTATCCAGCAATACCAGTCAATGTTTATAACAACCTACTCAGCAGCATAGTGAGGAAATATGTCTTTTTATTCTCCACAACCATCTGGTATTCGGGGTGAACAGGTTGAGCTTAGAGCCTTTAATGCTGTTGATGTTCAAGTTAAATACCGTGATACATCCGGCTCCAATTCTGCAACCCACACCGTGACGGCCAACAAGTTAAAGCTGGATTTATCCTCTGGCTTTGATGAGCAGATTCTGACAGGCTCAGCCCGATTCAAAGTCGGTGCTGATACCTTCTTGGACCGTACTGGCTTGCTGTATCGTAATGTGAATCCGGCCAATAACAGCGGGATTCAATCCGGTGTTATCCAGTATGGTACAGGGATTGTTGAAATCGATTCCTGGACGCCGAATGCAGATAACACGATTACCTTGGAATCCTTAACCACTACCACCGACTTATTGCCGGTCAATAAAATCAGTTTCAGAACTCCAATCATGCCGATCCGACCCCAATCCTTGACTGTGGTGGTGGGAACACTTGAACATGGTCAGCTGACACTGACCGCTGATGAAAATGGCGTAATTGAAACCAGCCGAGCACACGGCCAGGTCAATTGGATCAATGGCTTTGTGACGATTTACTTCTACACCAAAACCAAAATCACCGAAGCCAACCGAGCTGAAATTGAAGCGAATGATTGGTATGGCCCGCTTCTAGAATATCTGGAGGGGGCTGATACTTATATTAATGTGCCTGTCTGGGTGGATGCTTCATCAGTGCGTTATAACGCCGTAGCCTATACCTATATTCCACTTGATTCAGAAATTTTGGGTTTATCTGCTACTCGCTTACCGATTGATGGTCGAGTGCCGATTTTCCGGGTCGGTGGCATTGGTATTGTCAGCTCAAGCAAAGCTCAAGAACTGCCAAGTGCGATTGCGGGTACGACCTATGATTTGAACGATCAGCGCATTTCATGGGCAGAACTTGAAGATGCCAACGGAACGAAAGTAGCCTTCGATTTGTACACGGTTGATTATGATTATGGCCGTGTGACATTGGGCGGTGACTTCGTCCTGGGTAATCTGGTTGCACCACTGACAGTGAAATACCGCTACCAGGATATGGGTCTGATTCGTGATGTGCAAATCAATGGCCGGCTGACCTTCACCAAGCCTTTGACCCATAACTATGACGCAGTAGATACCATTGTTGGATCTGCTTTGGTTATTGGTGATATGCAGGCACGTTACACCCGCAAGTTTGTACAAGGATCTTGGAGTAATGTATGGGTTGATGAGCCAACGGGTGCCGGCATTTTAGCAAACTACAACGACTCGCTGTATCCACTTCAGGTCACCAATAAGGGTACGATCCAGGAACGCTGGGCACTGATTTTTACTGATGCACAATCATTCCGTTGTATCGGTGAGTATTCAGGGCAAATTGGTACTGGTACCACTAATGCGGATTATGCACCAATTAACCCGGTCACTGGCGTGCCGTATTTCATCATCAAGAAAGAGGGTTGGGGCGCGGGTTGGGCCAATGGCAATGTCCTGCGCTTCAATACCGTGGCTGCAAACTTTCCGGTCTGGGTAATTCGCACTGTAAAGCAATCGGAACCAGCTA